ACGTGTCATAAAAAAGAACGTGAGTGTGATTTCGGAGTTTTACGTCGTGCCGAAACTGAAATACGTGGTAAAATTACAAAGCGTGAATTAGTAGAAGCCTACGTAAATAATCCAAAATATCGACCCTGTTATAATTGTCTTGAATTTGCAAAAAGTAAATGGGGTACGGTATGGTTAAAAGAAATTGATATAAAACAACCGTTGAATACAAACGAAGCAAAACGCAAAATTCGTAAATTATTTATAAAAGCAAAACATTCGGTTAAAATTGCAACCTACGTAAATGGGACTTTAACGTTGACCGAAATACGTTCAAAACTTAAAAAATGGCGTGAGGAAGGTTTCGTACCTGATGTAATACTTGTTGACTATGCTGACCTTTTAGAATCTGAAATTCGTATGGAGGAACGACCAAAACAGAATTATATTTGGAAAGGTTTACGGGCGTTATCACAGGAAGGTGAATGGCTATTGGTTGTACCTACACAGGCTGATGCTGCAAGTTATAAATCATATCGGTTAGACCTTGAAAACTTTTCGGAAGATAAACGTAAATACGCTCATGTTACGGCAATGTACGGTTTAAACCAAGACCCTGCCGGACGTGAAAAAGAACTCGGTATTATGCGAATAAACAAGATTATAGTACGTGAGGGTGATTTTCACCCTACCCAAGAGGTAAATATTTTACAACGTTTACAAATTGGGCGACCATTTTTAGGTTCTTTTTATTGAAAAATGATTTATTTTTATTAAATTTGTACACGGTTTTTATTAACCAAATAAGTGTTCTATTTTTTAATTATTAACAATTAAATTTTTAATCAAAATGGTAAAAAAGTTAACGAAGAAAGACCTTGTAGTAGCTTACAAGGAATTGGACAAAGTGGTCGGAATTGAACCTCCGATTGAGTATGAGGATTTGAAACAGGACGAGTTTGAAGAAGAACTTTACAAGACCTATGTTGATCTTGTTGAGGAAGGTGATGAGTTTTCAAAACCTGTACAGGCTACATTCGATGCACTTGCCGAAAAGTATGGCAACGCAGAGGAAGATCAGGAGGATGAAGAAGATGATGAGGAAGATGAAATTCCCGAACCGGAAGAAGATGAGGATGAGGACGAAGATGAGGATGAAGATGAAGATGAAGAACCCGAACCTGTAAAACCTGCCCCCAAAGGTAAAGCTAAAGGCAAGGAAAAACCCAAACCCGAACCTAAAGGTAAGGCAAAAGGTAAAGCAAAACCCGAACCCGAACCTGAAGAAGATGATGATGAGGATGATGAAGATGAGGACGAACCTGTTGTAAAACCTGTAAAAAAAGGTAAACCTGAAAAAGCACCGAAGGTTGAAAAGCCTAAAAAGGAAAAAGGTAATGGTTATACTCGCATGGATGCTGTATTAACTACAATGCAGAATAATCCTAAAGCCGATGGTAAAACCATTATTGAAAAGGCTGATGCTTTATATGAAAGTAAAACCGGACGTAAAGCACAACCTTTAGATACTGGTTTACAGTATAATAGAGTATTAAAAGTTATTGCCTTTTTTAATTTTAAAAGGTAAAAAATTTAAAAAAAGATAATGCTCCTGTATATTTAATAGGAGCATTATCTATAATATTATAATAATGTTAAAAGAAAAATATAGCAATAGTATGCAAGTTACCTCACAATTTCCTATGTGTGGTAATTGTTTTCGTGTAGATACTTATAAAGGCTGCTATTTTGGTTGTAAGTATTGTTTTGCAAATGCACGTAAGGCCGGTGGTTATACAATTAAACATCAAATAGCCAATATTAAACTAATGGAAAAATGGTTTGAAGGAGCTTTAAACAATGGTGAAACAAATAATATAAATAAAGAATTACTTAATAGACGTACGCCAATTCATTTAGGTGGTATGTCTGATCCATTTCAGGTAGCAGAATGGAAGTATGGGGTAACTAAAGAATTTTTAAAATTAAGTAATAAATTTAATTATCCAGTAAATATAAGTACAAAAACAGCACATTTACCTGATGAATATTGGGAATTACTTAATCCTGAAATACACACTTTTTCTATCAGTATTATAGGTTATACTGATGAATACATACGTAAATTTGAAACACATACGCCAACAGCCAAACAGCGTATTGAATTTATTAAAAAATTACATGAAAAGGGATTTTGGGTTAGTATTCGCATTCAACCAATTATTGATATTGAAGAAGTTTTATTATTAATTAAACATTCTGAAAAATATGTTGATTATTATACAATAGAACATCTTAAATTACCTGTTGATAATAGTGTAGTATTTAAAGAACTAACACCTTTAGTACGTAAATACAGAATGAATTTAATGGCAGCAGGACGTGAATTTGAATTTGATAATAAAATTAAAATACAAAATATTAAAAGAATAAAAGCTGCAACAAAAGTTAAAATTGGTTGTGGTGATAATGATTTTCATGATTTATCTGATTCATTAAATTGCTGTGGTGTGGATTTAATGCCTCCTGCATTTAGTAATTGGCTTAAATATAATAGTATGTATATCAGAATGACGGGTGATAAAACACAATTTTATCCAAAAAATAATTGTAGTCGTTCTTTTATGTCAAAAATGGTTGTAAAAGGCTACAATTATAAAGATTATACAGATGCTTATTATTTACAGCGTTATGGTAATAATCCAGATCCATTATTTGATGATAAAGAAATAAAAATGTAATGATGAAAAATAGTGATAGTCAATTATCTTATCTAAGTAAAAGGAATAAAAATTATAATAAAAAATACTCTATATTACAAACAATAATAGATAAAGATATAAAAACAAATAGTAAAATTTTAGAACTATTTGGGGGTGTTGGTATTACAACGTATTTGTTACAAAAATATGCTAATCCTATTTACCATAAAATATTTGAAATAGATGAAGAATGTTATAAATTATTAAAACAAAACTTTGATAATTGTGAAATTTTAAAATCGGATAGTGATATACTTATAGAAGAAGATTTTAATGTATATAATTACATATTTCATGATCGCAGCTTTACACCTAAAAAAATAAGTGAATTATCTAAATTTATTAATTTTAAAGGAAAAATTATATTAACTGATACTGGAATTTTCAATTTAAAATTTAATAAAAATAGAAATGTATTCAATTATTTTAACGAGTTAAATACAAAATTATTAGAATTTGGTTTTTATATAAATAAGGCATTTTTTACATTTGAATTTTCCATTTTAATAATTAGCAAAACTAAAACTAAAATAGAAATTATAGATTGTAATAATGATAAATTTAATAATGATGAATGGAAGCGTTATGTTATTAAATACATCTACCATAAACAAGAGACTTTTAAACTTTTTACACTATGAAAATTAATACAGCAGAACTAAAACGTGCTTTGGAAATTGTAAAGCCGGGGTTATCCAACAAAGAACTGGTTGAACAATCAACCGCATTTGCATTTGTAAACGGTTGTGTAGTAACGTATAATGATGAAATTAGTGTATCACATCCGGTTGCAGGTATTGAAATTGAAGGTGCAGTTCAAGCCGAAGAACTTTACAAGTTTATAAGTAAACTTAAAACCGAAGAAATTACTTTAACTATTGAAGAAGAAGCTATTGTAATTAAATCGGGCAGGTCAACGGCAGGTTTTGCATTGGCTAAGGAAATCAAATTACCATTAAAAGAAGAACTTACCAAAAAAGGTAAATGGGTTCCTATTACCCAAGAGTTTGTTGAAACCTTAAAATTCGTATCTTTAAGTTGTTCAAAAGACCTTTCAAACCCAAAACTTACCTGCGTTCACGTAAACAAAAATGGGTTTATTGAATCATCAGATAATTACAGAGTTTGTCATTACAAGATTGACGTTCCGGTTAAAACGTTTTTACTGCCTGAATCATCGGTTGACCCGATTGCAAGGTTAAAACCTACAAGTATTTCAGAGGGTAAAGGTTGGGTTCATTTTAAAACCGACGAAGGTACTATAATTTCAAGTCGTACATTTTTTGAAGATTTTGTAGATACTTCAAAATACATCAAGTTCGGTCAGGAAGGTATTACGATTAATTTACCGAAAAACCTTGATGAAATACTTGACAAAGCAATCGTATTTATTAAAAAGGAAAAGAATTTTACGGATGATATTGAGGTAAGTATTACCGAAAAATTCCTTGTTGTTGAAAGTAAATCTGAAACAAGTTGGTTTAAGGAAAAAGCACCGATACATTACACTGACGAGCCTATTTCGTTTGCGTTAAGTCCTTTCTTATTAAAGGATATTATTGCAAAAACCGATAAATGTACGCTTGTAAAGAATATACTTTATTTTAATGAAGCAAATTGGATTTACATTACCACCGTTAAAAACGTAAAATGACAGGATTTTTCACGCATACGGAAACTCAATCAAAACAGCGACCCGATGGCAAGTCACTTACTTGTTATTCTTGTGGGCTTTACCGTAATTGTGAAACACCTAAAATGCAACCTTACGGCAATTTTGGCAAGGGAATACTTAACATAGGTACTTTCCCAAGTCTTGCCGATGATAGGCGTGGTAAACCGTTTCAGGGGCGTGTAGGGCAGTTATTAAAAGATGCTTATGGTAAATTTGGTATTGATCTGTTTGAAGATTGTCTGAATATAAATGCTGTTAATTGCCTACCGGATAAAGACCCTACAAATTTTCATACAGATTGTTGCAGGGGTTCTGTATTACGGTATATTGAACAGTACAAACCAAAAGTGATTATATTGTTTGGAATACAGGCGGTATATTCACTGATTGGTAATCGTTGGAAAGGTGCTTTAAACGGAATTGATCAATGGCGTGGTTGGACTATACCTGACCAAGATTTTAAAACGTGGTTATGCCCTGTATTTGCACCGGAATACGTTGATAAACTTGATTTACCGGAGGTTTATAAAGTATGGGAAACCGATCTTGCACGGGCTTTAACAATGCGGTTACATGATTTTCCAATACCGGAAAAACCTGTAATAAAAGTAATAGAAGATTTAAACGAATTAAACGTAATTAAATGGGGTAGTACAATAGCGTTCGATTACGAAACTACGGGTTTAAAACCACACGCAAAAGGACATAGAATAGTTTGTTGTTCGGTTGCTACTGACGAAAATAACGTTTTTGTTTTTGAAATGCCTAATGTAATTGAAAAACGTAAGCCATTTACCGATATTTTACGCAATAAGTCAATACGCAAGATGGCTCACAATCTCAAATTTGAGGAAAGTTGGAGTTACGAACGTCTTAAAACACGTGTACGTGGTTGGTACTGGGATTCAATGTTGGCTGCTCATTTGTTGGATAATCGGGCAGGAATCACAGGACTGAAATTCCAAACTTACGTGAATTTTGGAATTGTCAATTATAACGAAACCGTATCACCTTGGTTACAAGCCGTTGATGGCAAAAATGCCAATAGTTTAAATCGTTTACAGGAATTTTTTGCTACTAAAAAAGGTAGGGAAGAAACCTTGAAATACTGCTCATTGGATTCAATATACGAATACCGATTGGCTTTGAAGCAACAAAAACAAATTGAAGTTTTATCATTACCATTTTAAAACAATGCAAACGGCAACTGACGCATACAAATTATTACACGACGGTATTCAGGCTTTGGCAAAGGTTGAACAAGCCGGACTACGTATTGACGTAGAATACATAAAAAATAAGAAAAAAGAAATTACACGGGAAATTAATGCTCTTGAAAAGCAATTCTTAAAAACAACGTTTTTTAAGGATTGGTTAAAATCAAGCAAGGAAGTTAATATTTATAGCCCTACACAACTTGGTAAATTTCTTTACACAACAAAGAATTTGAAAGTATTTAAACAAACCGTAACGGGTAAAGGTGCAACCGACGAAGAAGCCTTACGACAGTTACGAATACCTGAACTTGATACACTTTTACAAATTAAAAAACTTAAAAAAATACGTGATACTTATCTTGAAAGTTTTGAACGGGAACAGGTAAACGGTACGTTACACCCATTTTATCAATTACACCTTGTTAAAACGTTTCGTGGCTCATCGGATTCACCTAATTTTCAAAATATACCTAAACGTGATAAAGAAGCAATGGATATTTGTCGTAAGGCAATTTATCCACGCCCGGGAAATCAGTTGGTAGAGTTTGATTATAAACAACTTGAAGTTCGTATTGCTGCCTGTTACAACGGTGATCAAAAACTAATTGACGATATTGTTTCTGGAGATATGCACCGTGACGTTTGTATAGAATTATTCAAAATTGAAAACTTTAATAAAGAAGAACTTACTCATTCCACTTTACGTAGTGCTACCAAAAATGGATTTGTATTCCCGCAATTTTACGGTAGTTATTATAAGAATTGTGCCATTAATCTTGCCTGTACTTGGGGTCAACTACCTAAAAACGGGCGTTGGAAAAAAGGACAAGGCATACCATTTGAGGATACGTACTTGGCAAACCATTTAATTGAAAAAGGATTTACAAGTTTGGATAAGTTTACCGAACACGTAAGGGATATCGAAAAAGACTTTTGGGAAGTACGTTACGGAGTTTATACCAAATGGAAACGTGATTGGTGGCAACTTTATCAACAAAAAGGTTATATAGAAACCAAAACAGGCTTTCGTTTACAGGGGGTAATGAATCAAAACGATGTAATAAATTATCCAATACAAGGTTCAGCATTTCATTGTTTATTGTGGAGTTTAATTGAAGGTGTAAAAGCACAAACAAAAGAACATTGGGATTCACGTATTGTAGGACAAATACACGATTCAATTATAATGGACGTAAACCCTCGTGAATTGAAAAAAGTAATTAAGGTAATGCGTTGTATTATGTGTAATGATATTCGTCAAAAATGGGAATGGATTACCGTACCGTTAGACGTAGATGTTGAAATTCATCCGGTTGACGGCAGTTGGGCTGATAAACTTAAAAACTAATAATATGGAAATTAGTAAAGTAAAATTCAGGGAAATTTACAAGTACGCTTTAACCGACAATGTAATGTTTCGTCGTAAACGTTATGTAGTAGTCGGGCGTAGTGATTTTATCTGTGAAAGACAGAATAAGTATCTGATACAGGACTATGATAAATACGGTAAAACCGGAGTTGATTATTACGATTGTATTTGGGTTGAGGAAAATCAAATAACCTTAGTAAATGAAACGAATACGGACAATACAATCACCGACGCTGTTCGAGATTGAGCCTACCAAGCCAATAAAACGACAAAGACGACCTATTGAAAAAGATGGATTCCTTGAACGGTTCAAAGATAAACCACCTTTGGATATAATTGAAGAATTTCTACTTAGCCGTAAACAATACGTTATGGAACGTTATTCCGAAAATCACCAAATAGTATTGTTTGAACTTAATCTTTATTTTGATGTACTACAAAGAATTAAAAAAGGAATATTAACAAAACAAATCAGAGAAAAATGAAAAATGACCGTGAATCCGAAGACCTTGCTTTCGATTATTGCAAAAAAGCAATACTCGAACGTCTTACCGAACAACGTACCATTAAATCAAAATCGTTTACTGAAGCATTTAGTGTTACACAAGACGAATATAATGAAATAACTAATTCATTAAAACCACTTTTAAATGAATTATTACACTCGGAAACTTATAGTAATACTTACTATTTGTTACTTGAAAATAGTAATTCACTTACAGGTTTTGTAATTAAGATAATTTTATTTAACGAATTGCAAAACAAGATAAGGGAAGAAAAAGACCCACTTAATCAAATCATAAAACTTTTAATGAAATGAGCCTCTATTTAAAGTACAGACCTACAACACTTGAAAATTTTTTCGGCAATTCCGAAATTAAAATTACCCTGCGTGGTATGTTTAAAAAGAACGAGATACCACATACGATATTGTTTCATGGCCCGACCGGAACAGGGAAAACGACCCTTGCACGTATTGTAGCAGGTAAATTGGAATGTTCGGAAAATAATATTGTTGAAATTGACACGGCTCAATTTCGTGGTATTGACACCGTACGTGACCTGCGTAAGAATATCCAATACAATCCTTTGGACGGTGGAGTACGTGTTTACATACTTGACGAGATACATAAAGCTACGGGGGATGCTCAAAACGCCCTGTTAAAGATACTTGAGGATACACCTACCCACGTGTATTTTATTTTGTGTACTACCGACCCACAAAGCCTATTACCTACCATTAAAGGACGTTGCAGTCAATTCCAGACTAAGGTATTGACCGAAGAAGAAATGGAAGAATTGCTTATTAAAGTAGCCGAAGCAGAAGGTGAACCTGATTTTGGTAATAAACACAGTGAGGTATTAACACAAATTATACAGGATAGTCAAGGACACCCACGTAACGCCTTGCAAATACTTGAACAGGTATTAAATACTCCGGTAAAGCGTAGGTTAGCTATTGCTCAACAAGCAGCCATTGAACAATCGGAAAGTATTGCCCTTTGCCGTGCTTTGATTAAAGGTGAACCTTGGGGTAAAGTAAAAGTAATTTTACAGGGTTTAAAAAATCAAGATGCTGAAGGAATACGCAGAGTTGTTATTGGGTATGCTCAATCGGTTTTATTAAGTAGTGATAATGAACGTGCAGCACTTATACTTGAAGAATTCCTTGAACCTACTTATAATGCAGGTTTTCCAAGAATTGTTTATGCGAGTTATTCCGTTACTAAAAATTAATAATATGGCAGAAAAAACAGAAGGTTCAGTTGAAATCAAAGACAACAAATGTTGGGTTACAATTTCTTACAACGTTAATCTCGGTGATTACGAAAATGTAAAAATTGAAGCAGGGTATTCTCAAACGATTCCGTTTAATCGCACTCCTATGGACTTACTGGAAGAAATGCAAGACAATGTTTCCAGTTTAGTTATTGACGAAGCAAAATCTTTAAAACGATTATTAAAACGTAAAAGAAAATGACTAATGACATTTTTGGTTTAGCAAAACAATTAGTACCCGTAGGTACTCCAGAAGATCATCCATTCCCTAATTGTACTGATGCTGATATTTGGTGTGATGGGTTTATTTTCGGCTTTTGATATTATAACTGAAGAAATAAGTACCCATAAAGCATTATTAGAAAGCCTATTAATAAATAGTATCTGTAAAACTAAAAAAATTAATATAAATGAATTACGAAAAAGATATTCGTATTGACGAAACTGCCCTTGACGTTGAGTGGCTGGAACAGGCAGAACTTGCTGTTAGGTATGGTAGGTATTGGTCAGCTTGTAAGGATAAGGTTACACGGGCAGAAGAATACATTAAATTGATTCGTTCCCAACTTATCGCAGAAGCTAACGATGATCCGGTTAAATGCTGTAATAAGGAAAAACCTAACGCAGCAGATATTGAAGCCTATTACCGTCGTGATAAACGTCATATTAAGGCAAAAGAAGAATGGTTGGATGCCTTAAAGGAATGTAATGATGCTGAAATTGTAAAGAATGAAATTTCCTTTACTCGTAAGGCAGCATTAGAAAATCTTGTAATATTACACGGTCAGCAATATTTTGCAGGACCATCGGTAGCAAGGAATTTAAGTAAAGAAAGAGAATTGAAACAAGCAAAAAGACAAGAAATTAACACACGTGTTCGTTTAAATAGAAGTTAACTTTTAATTTAATTTAATTATGAAAAAAAGTAAGAGTAGTTTTCGTGGAAAAACCCGTAAAAATGCCGATGCACGTAAGCGTGGTTCGTCGTTTTCGTACTTAAAGTTACCGGAAGGGGTTGAAGTTTTCAAACCCGAACCCGATACAAGAGTTGATATGGATATTATGCCATACACCGTTACCGACAAAAAACACCCTGATCGTGACCCCGATCTTGAAATTGCAACTCCCGGAACGCTTTGGTACAAACGCCCGTTTAAAACTCACCGTAGTATCGGAGCAGAACCACGTAGTTACGTATGCCCAACTACCTTTGGTAAGAAATGCCCTATCTGTGAGTACCGTGAAAAACTTCGTAAGTCTGACGGTGACGATGCCGAAATTAAAGCATTAGGTACAAGCGACCGTAATCTTTACGCTATTATCGTACACGATAAAAAGAAGGGTGGCAAAAACAAACTTTATTTATTTGATTTTTCAGACTTTCTGTTCCAGGAAAAGTTTGAAGAACAACTTTCAGACGACGAAAAGTTTGAAACTTTTCCCGACCATACCGAAGGGTTTACGTTGCGTGTAAGGTTTGTTGAAAACAGTTTTGGAGGTAACAAATTTCCGGAACCTTCAAGGTTTGACTTTGTTGACCGTGTAGAACAATATACGGATAAGATTCTTGATAAGATTCCTAATCTTGACGAGTGTCTTGAAGTGCTTTCTTATGAAGATTTAAAGGCTAAGTTTCTTGAAACTGTTGCAGAAGATGATGACGATGATGATGAGGATGAAAAGCCTAAATCAAAACGTAACGTAAAAAGCAAACCTGTAAAAGACGACGATGATGACGACGAGGAAGAAGATGAGGATGATGATACGGAGGAAGATACGGAGGAAGATACGGATACTGACGAGGATACTGACGAGAATGATGATGAAGAAGATAACGAGGATGAGGATGAGGACGATGAAGAACCCGAACCTACTCCTGTAAGGAAACGTAAATCCAAAGTACCGGAAAAACCTGTTAAGGGTGGTGCTAAAAAAGAATTGGACTGCCCGTTCGATCATAAGTTTGGCAAGGATACCAACAAGTATGATGATTGCGACGATTGCGAAGTCTGGAATGAATGTTATGCAAAGAAAAAGGCTAAGTAATGGCTATTATTAAAAAACAACGTAATCCTGAAGGAACAAAGGAAGTTACTTTCATTGGTATTTTAGTACCAAAGGAGGTATCTTCCTTCCTTTTGCTTTATACACTTGCAGAAGGTGTAACAAAAACAAGCGTGATACTTGACCTTTTACAACAATGGAAAAATAAACGTACTGAAACAGAAAGTGATTTTATAGAACGAATAGTTGCAAAATCGTTATACGAATGGCATCATTACCCGTTTAGGAAAACAACGTTTTACGCTTTTTGTCATAGGTTACGGCTTGAATTTAAAAATGCCAAACTTGAACAGCGAATCATTGATATAATTATTAAAAAATTAATAAATGAAAAGAATTCGGAAAAGTGAACCAGACTTAAATGAACAAATTAAACGCCATGCTACCACACCGGCTAAAAAGAAACGTAAGTATGACGGTAATATGGCTAACGTTATCAGTACGGGTAGCACGTTGCTTGACCTTGCCATTAGTGGTGGACGTGTGCGTGGTGGTGGCATTCCGGGCGGTATTCTTGTAGAAATATTCGGGCCATCAGGGGCAGGAAAAACAGTTCTATTATCCGAAATTGCAGGGGCTATTCAACGTAAAGGTGGTGATATAATGTTTCACGACCCGGAAGCACGGTTAAACAAACAATTCGCACAAATGTTTGACGTAAATATTGAAGAAATCAACTATACCACGCCCGATACCGTAACCGAAGTGTTTAAATCAGTCCGTGCTTGGGAACCAAAAGGTACTACTATTAACGGTGTAATGGCTGATTCCCTTGCTGCCCTGTCAACCGATATGGAAATGGAAAACAAAGACGGTGATAAAATGGGAATGCGTCGTGCCAAAGAGTTTAGTGAAGAATTACGTCGTACTTGCCGAATACTTACCAAAAATAACCTGCTAATGGTATGTAGTAATCAGGTACGTGTTAATATGGATGCCGGAATGTACGGACAAAAGTACACAACTCCCGGTGGTGAAGCCGTAGGCTTTTATTCTTCCTTACGATTGCGTATGACAAAACCTGAAAAAATCAGTATCAAAGAAAAGATTGCAGGTAAGGAAGTTAAACGTATAATCGGGGTACGTACCGATGTTGAAGTATTCAAATCTTCGATTTGGAAGCCTTACCATACGGCTTCGGTTACAATTCTTTTCGACTACGGAATAGACGATATACGTGAGAATCTGCAATTTATCAAGGATTTTACTAAAAATACAATGTACACCGTCGGTGGTGAAAGCCTTGGTATATCAATGGAAAGTTCTATTGCTAAAGTTGAAGCCAATAATCTTGAAGATAAATTACGAAACGAGGTAATTGACCTTTGGGAAGAAATTGAAAGTAAATTTGAAACAGAACGTAAACCAAAACAAAGATGACAAAAAATGATGCGCAACTAATCAAGGACGCCAATCATTTGTATTGTGTAGATTGGTATTTGGCAGAACAGATGGCTAAAAAAGCAGACACCGAAGAAGCCAAAAAACAATTACAAGACATTGCAAAACGATTATATCA